TGATTGCTCTGTGTCGGCACGGTGTACGAGGCCGAGATGCCATTCGCGCCCGAGCTGCCGAAGCTGATGCCGTTGGCGTTCTGGAAGGTAACGGTGCCCGACGTGTAGGTCGTGTTGCTGACCACGATCCCGCTGATACCGGTCTGAGCACCAGCCGCGTTAGCACCTGAAATCTGGATGGTTTGCGCGCCGCCAGCACCGGTGCTGACGCCGAGAGTGATGTTGTTCCCGCCCGAGAGAACCACCTGCCCGCTGTACGTGCCGGTGTTGCCGGAGGTATTGCCGACGTTGCTCACACCCACCGAGCTGGGCGGAGCACTGATCACAATCGAGCCGTTGCTCACACCAACGGAAACCTCGCCAGCTCCTGCGTAGGATAGCGTCCGGGCGTCCGCGGTACCCGAGGTACCCAGCGTGGTGTTGCTGACCGCGTATCGACCTTCGGTCTGGTTCGACTGGGTCGGCACTGTGTAGGAGCCGAGAATCGAGCTATTGCTCGTGTAGAAGGTGAAGCCGTTGCTATCGCCCAGGGAGAGGGTATTGAAGGTGAAGGATCCGTTGGAGCCACTGACAGCCCCACCACCCCCGCCACCCGCGCCGCCGCTGATAACGATCGAGCCATTGCTCACCCCGACCGAAACGCCGCCGGCGCCCTCAAAGGACAGCGAGCGCGCGTCGATCGTGCCCGAGCTGCCCAGCGTGGTGTTGCTGACACCATAGGCGCCCAGGGTCTGGTTCGACTGGGTCGGCACCGTGTAGGAGGCCGAGATACCCCCCACGCCGCTGGAGCCGAAGCTGATGCCGTTGGCGTTGACCAGTGAGACGGTGCCGCTGGTGTATGTCGTGTTGCTGCCAGCCAGCGCCAGGATACCCGTGGCGATGATCGGCGCGATGATCTTGGGGCGGCCCGAGGAGTCGAACACCTCGAAGCCGTCGCTGTCGATATAGGTCATGTACTCGCCGGGGGCGAGCGTGATATCCGCGGTGATCCGGTAGACCGTCGAGGAGGAACTCTTGACGATCGTAACCGTCTGGCTCGAGGAGGCGTCGCGGTTGCGTACTGACAGGAACTTGACCTGACGGTTGATCCCCGAGGCGGGGGACGGCACCAGCTGAGTGGTCGTCGCGGTCGCAACGTTCCCTTGGGCGCTGCCGGGAGCGAATGTCACCCCGAGCGCACCAATGTCGACCCACCCAGCGGTCCAGTCCGTAGAGAGGCTGGCCCCGGTGATGAGCTCGATTATGTCCGATGTTCCTGTGAGCAGGATCATGGTCAGAGCCTCAGCGATGCTACCGACATCATAACAGGAAGAAGGATGCTGGCCAGCTGCGACTGGCTGACCGCCTGTGGGATGCCCGTCGACCCGCTGACATTTCCTATTACGCTGTTGTTAGGAATCTGCAGCAGGCCGATCGTCACACCGCTGCCGTACGTCCCGGTGGTCTCAACCAGCCCCAGGCCGGTCGGAGCCCCGCCAGGAGCGACGACGGCGGGGTTGCCCGTCACAGTATTCACCGGCTGGATCGTGCCGTTGACGAGGCGCGCAACGCCTGTATTCAACAGCTCGCTCACACGGACGAACGAGTCCCCCACCTGTCCGCGCAGGCGCTGGCCGATCTCAACCGCCTCTTTGATCTGCTTGAGGACGTCCGTATGGTTCGCGACGGCCGAGGTGGGCGTCTTGATCGACGTCCCTTTGATCGCCGTCGGCGACAGCGCGGAATTGACGTTCGGCATCAGAGCTTCATGATCGCGAACAGACCCTGATACGGCGGGGTCATCGTATGGGTGTGGGCCGTGTTGGCGGTGTTGATCGTATGGCTATGCGCCGTGTTCGAACCGCCGACCATAGGCAACTGGCTGGGCGTGGTGTTGCCTGTCACCAGGACGTTGCCAGTACCCGATCCGCCATTCGCCTGGCCGATATTGATGAAGGTGAATGGCAGCGTCGGGGTGTACCCGGTGGACGGCAACTCGGCTGCGATCAGCGCGTGGCCGCCAGTAGAGGTCAGCGACGACAACGTGGTCGAGCTGGTGGCGAACGACGGGTTGCTGTTCGAGGAGGGGTAGGACGATCCCACCGACAGCGAAAACACGAACGTATCCTGCAGGTCCGGCGTGCCGTTGGTGCCGTCGCAGATTTGCCAGCCAGCGGGTACCGAGGTGCTGAGGCCAGCCCAGAACACCACCATGCCCGTCATCGCCAGGCCGGTACCCGAGGGCAGGTTGGACGTGACATTCGCGCTTGTCAGGATCGTATTGGCACCCGACATCGGCTGGCCACCAGAGACGGTGATCTGCCCCGTGGTCACGCCAGCGGCGCTGCGCAGCGCGCCGGTGAACTCGCCGCCCTGAATCGAACCGCCCGAGCCCAGCGATAACACGCCCGAGAGGGTCGTGGTACCCGTGAGGGTGTCACCGCCGGTCTTCTGCAGGAGGGCCGCAAGGCAGCCAGCGGTGATGCGGATCTCGCAGCGGGAGCCCGAGGCGAACGATGCCGCGGTCGTGCCTTCCTGCGCGCGCACGATGGTCAGCACGTCGGTATTGCGACCCGTCAAATGCACGATCTCGATGTTGCCGCTGGTGTCCTCCAGCGTCAGCACGGCGTACTGGTTGGCGCCCGGATTGGGGAATTCAGCGCCCTGACCGGAGGTCAGCGTGGCTGTGGTATCCCCGCTCGCGATGCTCGAGGCCAGCGTGGCTGACGCATTATTCGTCCACAAAATCAAGCTGCTCATGTTTTTTCCTGAATGATGAACTTGACCACGTCCTCAAAGACCTGGTCGAGTGTGGTTGTTGCTAGAAATTTGGCTTCGTAGGTCTGGCCGCTGGTGCCGGCGCTGGCGTAGAAAAACGCCTGCAACCCCCCGCTTGCTACCGTGATGTTATTCACCACGAGCAGCGGCGGATTCTCACCAGACGGCGATGTGATCGTCACCGTGATGCCGGTTACTTCCTCGCCGGTCTGCAGCTCCAGCGTGTAGTCGAGCAAATAGCGACGCACCTCGCTGGGGCCCTGTCGGAATACTGCGGAGAGTTCACTCATTGTCGGACCTGCACGGTTTGATTCTGTTTCGGGGGCCAGATGCGCGGGAACGCACCATCAAGATTCGAGATGCACGTCAGCGGAAACACCTTCGCCTGCTGCGCACCCGTGGTGGATGAACCTGAGCCGGGCGAGCTGGGTTGTACGCCGATCTGCGGGCCGGGCGCGAACGACGCTGGCACGAAGCGCAGCTTCAGCAAATTAAGCGGTAACTGACTCGGATCCCAGAACGGGGCGTTCGGGGGCGTGAAGTTAGCGGTGTAGCGGGCGAGGCCGGCTGTAATACGACACTCGTCCATGTAGCCAGTTGCACTGGTCCCACCGATGGTGCTTCCGAAATGTACCATCGGGGATCCCGCTACAGGACTAGCAGTGCCCCAATCAGTCTCGGCGCCGCCCCCGACTCCGTTCAAATAAATCGTCACGCCATTGTTGTAGCGTACGAGTGCGAAATGATTCCACGCTGAATAGTTCACAGTCGCGCTCGTGCCAGGCCCAGTGCCACCGCCGGCCAGGGCCGGGCCGACACTCATAGCCGAGCCATTCGTATTGATCGTAATACCGTCAGACGCCGAACCTGAGTCAGCAGCCTGCCCCACATTCATGATGAGGAATTCGCCGTTGTTATTAGGCCAAAACCATCCTTCTATCGTCCAATCCGAGGTGCTCGTCAAAATCGAATTGAGCTGCGAATTCCAGCCTGCCAGCGCGCCTATGTTGTATTGACTAGATGTCATGTCCAGAGAACCGGCGCCGAACAAGACATTCGTAGTATCAATCGCCGCCGTGCCTACCAAAGACATGGCCACCGCATTGTTGGACGAGTCCACAAGCGGGTCCACATCGAAATGACAGAGTAGGGCGACGAGGCTGAAATCTGGATCCATGGCTACACCTGGAAGAAGCCGCCAGCGAGCTGGTCGTATCCGATGTTGTAATTTTCTCCGTCCGCTGTGAACGGAAATCCAACCCCGCTTGCGGAATAATAGATCAGCGGTGATTGCGATTCGCTTATGCCAAGTACATACAGCACGCCGGCGGCTACAGTGCCCGGCAGCAGCAGGGCGTTCTGTTGCGGTATCGTGCCGTACACCACACCATTGGAGCGCACGCCCAGGCCTGTCAGCTCGATGCCACTCAGCAGGAGAGAGGCGCTCGGGATATCACTCAGATGCACATCGTTCGCCGCGGAAGGCGTGTAATTGCCATCCACCAGCGCGAAGTACACCGGTAGCGACGTCCATGCCCAAGCACCGGCAGCGAATTGAGCGCGAGCGTTGTTGTAGACCAGATCGACAGCCATTAGAACGTCGCGCCTCCCGCGGTGTTGGGCGACTGGCTGTAGCTGCCAGCGAAGTTGGGGAAGCGTCCAGTGGCATCTGCCGGGCCGTAACCGCGGCGCACGAGGTCACGCGCGAGCACGATGCCGCGATTGAAATTCATCCGGTACTCGCGAAGGATCGCCTGGTCTTTGATCGACCAGGGCTTGTTGGGCATGATGCCCAACCGTAGCAACGTGCCGTACAGGATCGCATCGAAGTGGTGCGTGACCGCGATGTTCGGCAGGCGAGCGGTATTGATTACCGGCATCATGATCGCGTGCACGTAGAGGATGTCGCCGTAGTTCAGGTCCGGCGTGGGGAACACGCGGATGCGATCGACAGTGTCATTGCTGAAAAAATTCGGCGGCCCGACGTCGCTCGAGTAGCGGCGCGCGCCCCACGGCCGCAACCACTTGGGGTTGAAGACCCCCGTGGTGTCCGGGTACAGGAACACGCCAAGTACCAGATGCACCTGGGAATACTGGTCTACTGGATTCAGCTCGATGACCGGTTGGTTGGCCGATATGTAGTACGGTCCCACGTAGTCCGACCAGCCACCCGAACGGTAGTAGAAGTCGCGCAGCGTGTTCTGCAGCGCGGTGTTGATCATCGGGTCTGGGCAGCCGGGCATGTGCTGTGCGATCTGGGAGGCGAAGAACTGCAGGCTCTGGCCGTTAATCGCGGCCGAACTCTGTGCGCCGGTGGATTGGGTGACTATTGCCACGATCAGCCTCCTGAGCCAACGAGCATGTTGCGGAAGGCGCCGAGCAGCGTCATCGCGCGGTTGTTGTCCGCGAACTCATCGTCAGTCAGGTCCGCGCGGCCGACGACATAGAACAGGATCGGGCCGTAGAAAATTCGATCGTCGAGCGGGAACGGAGTCAGCGGATTCTGACCCAAGTCCGCCGCGGAGTAGCTGTTCACGAGGTTGTTGCTCAGCACCCCGGAAGTGAAATTGCCGATGTACGCATCGGGGCGGTAACGATAAACCTCGCGAAGCGCCGTATTGATGATCGAGAACAGCACGGCGTCGGTCGTGCGGTACGGCTCCTGCGAGTCGTTCAGCTGCGCGCGGACTTCCGCGTAGAGGTCGTCAATCGTCTTCGTCGCCTGTGTAACCATGTTCCTCGCCCTGAAAGAAAAGGGGCGCCGGCATTGCTGCGGGCGCCCCCAATTGGTCTACCCCAAAGAGGGCCGGAGGTTACAGGCCCGAGTTGACTACCACGGCATACCCGACAATCGTCGGATTGATGACCTGGAAGCCCCACACCTGCAGACCGCGCATCAGCGTGCCGAAGGTGGACTCTGACCGCAGGGTCTCGACCTTCGTCATCTGCGACGCGAAGGTCAGGCCCAGGCTGTGGCCGAAGTACACCGCGTACTCGCCTGTCGCCAGGGTCGTACCCAGGGCAGCCGAGGCCGAGCTCGAGGCGCCGGCGGTGCCCGCACCCGCACCACTGCCGATCGGCAGCAGGTTGGACACGTACACCGTGAAGCGGTCGATCATGCCGAGGCGGCCGTTGCGCGCGATCGAAACCGCGTCGCCGGTCAGGTAGGCCTGCTGGAAGGCCGACCGCTTGATCATCGCAGCGGCCCAGGCGGGCAGCACGATCCAGCGGCCAGTCTCCGGGCAGCGCTGCTCGTCGAGCACCAGTCCGCAATCGATGATGAAATCGAGGATTGCGCGAGCGGAGTTGTTCGAGAAGCCAGAGCCCGTGGTCTCCGTGACACCGTAGTAGGTGCCAGGCGAGCCCGGGGTCTGAGCAGCGCGAGCCAGGTGCAGCGGGGCGCCATAGAACTTGCTGGTACCGAAGTACACAGTGCTGTTCGTCGAGGCACCCATGTTCAGCGAGGCGGACAGACGGCCTGCGCCGTAGCCCATGTTCAGTGCCGCGCCGGCCGAGGTGATGATGGTCGTGGCGCCGGCAACATTGTTGCCGATGCTGGCGATACCGAGGATGGCGGTATCGACGTAGACCTTCATCTGCTCCGAGGCGTTGTCCGCCCAGTTGCTCAGCAGGTCGACGTCCGACTGGATCTCAAAGACGTCATCGAGCACGGTGTTGAAGTACGCACCGGTGTTGATCGACAGCGTGACGAGGTTGCTCGACGGACGCTGCACGGACAGCGCCTGGTCGGTGCTGTACGAGGCGACGGTGATCGAGGGGTTCGTGCGGATGTTGATGGTGTCGCCGAAGTTGCGAATCTCACCCTCATAGTCCGTCGACGCAATGGCACCGAGCACGGTGGCGTCGTAGAACTTTTCCACGAACTTGCCCGACCAGATGGCCGGGATAAAAATGCCTGTGTAGGCCGGGCTGGCTGAACTGCCGCTGTACGGACTACCTGATACTGGATATGCCATGTCAATTGCTCCGGGGCGTTACGCCCTCAAGGTCACGTTTGGATTGGACGTGGCGCCCCGCGCGGACGAATCCGGCCGGCAACCATCGCCTTGTGGATCTCGGCCTCCGTGGCTTTCTTTTCCTCGGGGCTGATCCGGTTACGTTGCACGCGGGAGTAGAAGTGGTCGATTTCGTCCTCGTCCCAGATCCGCTCGCTCTGACCTGTAGGAGCTTCCCCGCCAGTTCCCCTCGGTTGCCCGGGGGCGAGCAGTGTTGCTGGGTCTACCGCTGGTGCGGCAGGCGGAGCAGTTGCTCGGCTACGAGAGTCTTCCTCAAACCGGCGGAAGATTCCGACGACCCGCTGCGCGTCGCCGGCTTCGAACGCCGATGTCAACCCGTTCTTACGGGATGTCCCTGACATTACATCAACAGCTGACAGCCAGTCAACAAACTCTTGAGAGATATTTATCGTCTGCCAATCGGGGTTCCATCGTGCCAAGGCCTCATACACACGGTCCTGCTGTGTTTTCAGGCTTTCTGCCACGGTCACACGGACAGTGCCCTTCATCCGTTCGAGCTCTTGGGTTAACCGTGTGATCTCGGCGCCTGACTGCGCCGCGGCGATCCGCGACATCAAGTCGATCAGTTCCTGGCCGTACTCGGTGCGCTCTTTCTCGGTGATCACGCCGGCCAGGCGATCCACTGGCTGCGTCGGCGGCGTGTTCTGCGGGGGCTGCTGGTGCTGGCGCAGCTGGTCGAGCAGCCGCTGATTCTCGTCTTTCAGCGCCTGGGCAGCGCCGAGCAGGCGCGAAGTCTCGGCGTTGTACTTGCCCTCGAGCACGCGGTGTTTGTGCTGCAGCTCGGCCAGCGCGTCCGGCTGCGCGACGGGCTGCGCGGTCGGGGGCGGCTCAGCGGGCGGCGCGGCCGCGGCGGGAGGTGCTGTCACAGGCTCGATCGTCACTGCTGGCAGATTCGTGGGGGGAGGAGTGGCTGAGCCATTCGGCTGCGGCTGCGCGCCCTTCGGCACGACCCCCGGGTTTGCATTCAGCTCCTCGAGCAGCCGTTCAGCCTCGCGAACCTGGCGGCGCATAGCAACTGGGACATTGGGCGAAATCTTCGTGGTCATGGGGTACTACCTTTGCGGGCGGTTGTTGTTTATGTCGGCAAGAATGCGGTCATAGGCGCGGGCTTCGAGCCGGAACGGCTCGGCCGTTTCCATCGTCGGGGCATTCAGACACTGCGCGACAACGGCGTCACGTCGGGCGGTCAGCGTCTTTACATAATCCCCAAACGCGGCGTGAGGAGCCAGCTGCGCGAGGGTTCGCGCGAGTTCATCACGCGATGCCATTAGAAGCGGAGCGGGTTCCCGAGGGCGCCGGTCACGAGATCGACATCGTCTTTCTCGGGGGCGACCTTCGAGTAGTCGCGCGTGTAGTTGCGCGACGGCGGGGCCTTGCCAATGTCGGAGGCCTGCCCATTGGCGAGCAGTTCGACCTTGATCTGCTTCGTCCCAGGCGACTGCGCCATGTCGGTCGAGCGACCGCCATCAGCCTTTTTCAGTGCCTGGTCCTGCGAAGAATGTGAGGCCATGGTTACAGCCGAGCCGTGGTGCTCATGGTCTTGCCGCGCTTCGGCGAAGACTTGCCCACACCGACGCTGCCGCCGAAGTCCTTCGGGCCGCTGCCCGGCGGGCTGTAGGTCGACCCCTGGCCGCCCTTGGCCGAAATGACCTTGCTTTCCTTCGGCTTCTGGTCGGCATTCGGGGTCTTGATGTGGGTGCTGTCCTCGGTGAAGGTCGCACCATGCGGGCCCTGTTCGACGCCGAAACGCGCGTTGCGCTTCGTATTGGTCGCGCCGGCGCGGCTGCCGGGTCCAGCGTGCTCAAACGTGGTGCCGCAGGGCTCGTCACTCATCACGCCGAAATCGTTTCGCTTCTTGCCGCTTGCCATGTCCATAACCTCTTGGGTGGAGTCCACCCGGATATTATGTCACCAAGAGTTAGATATCAACATCCTCAGAGTACGAACGAATTGCATTGGGGGTATATCAGCTTTTTGCTGGGTCCGTCACAGGTCAGAGGATCGGAGGTTTTCGGAATCGGAGGGGCCTTCGGCTTGGCCGGAATCTTGGCGTCCAATGGCGCCATGCACTGAACCTCGGGGGTGGCTTCGGTCGGGATGCTGTCCTTATTCTCGTCGACGAACTGCTTCCCCATCTCCATACAGTGATCGACTGTGTCTGTTAACCCGACCGCTTTGTATCCAAGAATGCGGCCAGAAACAACTAACAACACGACGATAAGTAAGTTCATGACTACCGCTCCTGATTGACGGGTCCTGTGGCTGGTGACGCCTGCGGCGCCGGGGGTACGCCGGGCTGACCGCCCGAGCCGGGCTGCGCCGCGGCGGGGTTCGGGTTGCCCGTCTGATTACCTGTCGGATTCGGGCCACCACCACCACCACCACCAGCGTCAGCCGGCACGCCGAGCAGCTTCTGGTCGGCCGCGGCGGGCAGGGCAGCCTTGTACTGGACCACCACGTGCGGGGGCGGGGGCGGGGGCGGCGGGCTGGGCGGGTTGCCGCCACCCGGCTGCGGATCGGGGATCTTGACCTTCACCTCGATACCGAGGTTGTCCGCGATGGCCTGCAGCACGGTGGCCACTTCGCTCTGCCCCAGGATGCCCTGGTAGTTCGGGTTGTTGATGATGTTCAGGAACTCGAGCTGGCGCGTGAGGTCCTGCTCCTGCTTCGCGGCCTGGCGTACGCCGTCGACCACGATGGTCTCATCCCCACGCAGCATGCCGGTGTTGTCGGTCAGCATGATGTAGTCGTACAGCTGCTGGAGCAGCGGCGTGAAGATATTGTTGTCGATGTTATCGGCTACATTCTGCAGGGTTTTGTTGGCATTGTTGATCAGCATCGATAAGCCGGACGCCGTGCGCCCAGCACCGGAATTGGCGCCCCCACCAGTCAGGTAGCGCGGTATGGTCGACACGTCGTCCAACAGAGTTGAGAACTTGTCTAACACCGCGATCAACTGCTGAGAGTTGTCCTGCGGACTGAAGAACTTGATCGGCTCCGCCTGCGGGTTGCTCGGGTCGGAAATGAATCGCCAGCGTTTCCATGGGTAGAGTCCGTCGTCCTGGTTGGGCGCGATCAGCTCCTCGTTGTAGCTGACCTGGGGGCCGGAGGCGATCGAGATGTTGTTCACCAGCGCGCGCAGCGTGGCGTTCATCACATCCGTGATGTCATCGGCCATGTCGGGGATACCATTGCCGTACAGCGAGCCAGCCTGGACATCGAAACTTGCGATGTAGTACGGCACGCGCTGGCGCGGTGAGGGGTTCAGCATCACCTTAAAAATCTGCTTATCCACCATCCACGCGGTGATGAAATAAGGCTTGAGTTTGTCCTCGACCTTGATGCCGAACTCATCCAGGTACCGGCCGAGCACGAAGCCGTTGAACTCGATCGCGTTGATGAACGAGTCATCCAGGACCTGGTTTCGCCCTTCCAGATACGCGCGCTCGTAGTCGAAGATCTGGATCCATTCCTTGAACCCACGAGCCTCGTAAGACTGAATAATCGAGCGTATGGCATCGTCGTTGTAACCCGGCAACCCGATCAGGTTGTACAGATCGTTGACGCTCAAACGCTGGCGTTCGAACACCTCGGTGTTGTCGATGCTCGTCGCGCCGGCGCTGAACCAGACGTCCCACGGCGAGACGCGATCCCAGAAAAATCGCGCCTCCTCGTGCTTCTCCATCTTACCGCCGCGCGCCCACTTCAGGGACGAGAACTTGCGGGTCGTCGGTCCGCGGATCACCGCGTACTTGTACACCGGCAGGTCGGCGAGGAAGTCCGACAGCGCCTTATAGAAATTACCTTTCTCGAGAATCTCATCGACTTTCCGTTGCGCTTCAGCGGCCTCGGCGTCGGCCTTGCGGCGCTCACTGAGTTTGGTCGCCTCATAGAGCTGCTTCTCGCGCTCGCGGATCTGATTGATATCCGCCTTGCCACCCTGCGCATTGAGGGTCTGCACCTCGGCGATGATCAGATTCTTGATCTTCGTGTCGATCGAATCGGGGATCACCGGATCCGCGGAGGCCTTGAGCGTCCACGGCCGGTCGGAATTCATGTACACGTTGCGCAGCAGCGCGGTCGCGCCGCGGCACTTCATCGTCATCTGGCGGCCGTAGACTTCCGAACCGCCGAACTTGCGGATCTCAGAGAGTTTGGCGGGCTCGTACTGGCCGTTGTAGGCGCGCATCGCCTTGATTAGCGCATCGTCGATGTTGATGGTACGTCGGTGACGTACAGCCTTTTCGAACCGGTCGCGGATGTACTTCGCCAGATCCGTCATCACCAGATCGTCGGAGTCCGAGAGGTCCCGCGATTTCTTGTCCGCGGCCACGAGCTCGTCGTTCCCCACCACGCGCAGGAGCCCACGCCCCTGGTGCTTCATGGGCTTGAGCTGGTTCAGATCCGACTGGAGGAATACGCCGGGGGTCGCGGTCGCCGCGCGCGCGGAGCCCCCGAGATCAGCGCCGGCCGCGAAGCCGGGCGCCGGGCCGTTGGATGGCCCGTTCGTGTCAAGCGTCCCCCGAGGCGTGCGCGACGGGGGCGGCGGGATCCCGGCCATGTGTCAGATGCCGCTTACAGCGGCATTGCGGACAGCGTGCCGTATGCCTTGGCCGAGCCGGCGCTGAAGGTCAGCTCCGCAACCAGATACACGGTGCCCGGCGCGGCCAGCGTCACAACCACCGGCATCACCGCATCATTCAGCACGCCCGTGAGGGTCGTGGTCGGCACGCGGTTGATCACCAGCGCATCCGCGCCGACGCCGCCGCCGCCCGCCTGGGTGGGCAGGGTGGCCGAAGTGGTGTTGACACCAAGCTGTTGGACCGTGCTGGTGCAGCTGGTCAGGTCGAAGTCCACGGTGCCCCACACGAGCCAGGTGCCGGCGCCGAGCGCCAGGCTGGTCACGTTGTAGGGTGTCGCGGACGAGGTCAGCGTGACTTCGCTGCCCGAGGGGACTGTGGCAACCTGAACCTGCGCCGTTGAGGCCGCACGGATCTTGTTGATCAGATTCCCGATGTCGATGTCGTTCAGATCAATCGCGGCCATGTGTATGTCCTCAGTCCTTCGAAGGTAGTGAACTGCGCTCAGGAGTATAGCAACACTATCCCCCAACATTCCAATAGCACGATTGCATCGGTCACACAGCCACCCGCGAAACTTCCCGGTCGTGTGGTCATGATCGAGACATATCTTCTTAGAGTGTTGCCCACATACCTCACAATGGTCGGGGCGCGGACCGGGTGGAATAGTGCTCGCATCAACCCCGCGGTTTTTATAGTGCGTCCGCCGGCGCTCAGCGCGTCTTGACTCCAGGGTACGCTGATAATATTCGCGCCGCTTTGCAAGAATCGTTTCGCGATTGGCGGCATAGCTTGCGTTTGCTCGAATGCGTTCACGTTCGCGTGAAGCCTCAGACATTCGAGTACGGCGAGGACTAGTCGAGGTCCGTAAACGACTCACGTCCACCCCTGCGGGGTGACAGGCGGATTGCGCAGATTCGAATCCCGACGCGTGCGCACCAACCTAGCTAATATATTCCCTGAGAAACCTAGCACAAAGTATTGAAAAGCATCAGCTAAGTCGCTCCACGGATGTGTCTTTTCTGGGAGTGGATGCAACTCTCCATCCTTCTTTTTCGCATACCGGTACTTGGATCGGAGCGCTCGTATCAGACTCTCACAGGTAGGGCTCACCAGCAGCGCCGGGCCGCCGTCCCGGGAGGCCAGGAACTGCTTCTCGACCGCGCGCAGGCGGGGGTCGATGTTGTTCGTCATAGCGGGCTGGGCGGACAGGCCTAGGCGTTTCATGGCCTGGAAGATCGACTCCTCGCCGATCTGCCCGCGCGATACACCACTCGGGTCGCCGACGACGCCGACGGGCAGGCGCTGGTATTTCGGTGTTGACAGCAGTGGTCGCAGGAGCGTGTTGACAAAAAGTTCCACACCCATGTTTTCCGCAAACACCTCATCGTGCGCGACGATGCGCCCGCGCGGATCCATCTGGCCGAGTATGGCCGCGGGGTTACGGCCGAAGTCCATGCCCACGATCAGCATCGTGCCAGGCACCACCTGCGTAGGCTGCTGGGCAACATGCCACGTCGACTTGAAGCTCGTGCGGAATACGGCCTCGCCGCTCAGCGACGGGGCAACGAGGTTGTCGATGTACTGCTCGATCCACGCGGTCGAGTTCGAAGTGATCAGATCTTCGTAATACCCCGGCACCAGGTTCTCGCGGTTCTCCGCATTGGGGTCGCGCGCGCCGGGCTGAATGAAGTACTCCCAGGTCTCCGGGAGCGGCTTCTCGTCCAGCATCTTTTCCTCGAGGACCTTATTCCAGTCGCTGTCCTCGTCAAAGCTGTTGGTCTCCCCAATAAGCCCGTACCAGGTAGGGCCGCCGTGCATCATTGAAGGATACCGACCACACCTCGACAAAACATCCAGGAGGATCTTTACCGGCAGTTCGCGCAATTCGCTGAGCCACGCATAGGTTATATCCAACGACAGCAAGCGCTGAATATTCTCCGGGCGGTCCAAAGGCATAAGAATCCATTCCGCCTCGATGTCCCCTTGCTTTATCCATATCGTTTTGTCCGATGGCCTGTACTCGATGATGGGGCGCAGCAACTCGTTGACCGTCTTGAGCGATGTCGTCTCAAGCTGAGGCAACGTGTTGCGGACGATAACACCACGCGTCCGTCGGATACCATCCTTGGGGTCAGGAGCTTGCTTGCTAGCACGGCGCAGCAGCTCCATCACCATCGCAGAAGATTTCCCTGACCCAACAGGCCCACGCACCACCCGCACGCGCTTATCCGACTGCATGAATCGGAGAAGCGTCGGCGGGGGTTTGTAGTTGAGTGTGGTCACTTCAATCCGAGGAAGCCCCTTACGAGCTTACGATCCAGCGGATTCTCCCGCCGGGAGCTCAGCCGTAGGAGAGCCATTCGCATCGTGTCCCTCCCTCTCTGCGGTAGTCCCCTCAGCAGCTGATGCAGATGCGTCGGATGCACCGGCGCTATCGCCCGAATCGGCCGCGCCGGGGGCCGGGGCGTCAGACTGTGGGGGCGATTCGGCCTGCTGCGATGCCGCGGCCACGTTCGCGCCGATCTGCGCGGCGGTGTCCTCGAGCAGCTGGCTGTCCGTCAGGGTCAGCTGAATCAGCGCGATCATCGCGTCGAACTTGTCCAGGTGCTGCAGCCCTGTCTCGACGGCTGCCTGCGCCTGCTTTGTCTGCTCGACGAGCTTCGCACGATTCTGCAGCAGCTCCTGCAGGGACGTGCCCAGCAGCGATGCGGCCAGCTGCGGGTCGACTTTAAAATCCAGATTGACTTGTACCATGGTCATTTTCCTTTGTTGAATCGAGTGTCACCGGGTAGAACCAAACCTTGTTCGAGCTCCGCGCGCTTCTCGGCACGGCGGACATTGCGCAGATTCTCCATCCGCGACTCCATTTCAGAGCACCGCGCGTCGTAGCCCGCGACGGTGGCGAGTAATTCCTTGATGCGATCATCCTGCCGTTTGGCCGTCTGGCGGAACTGCATCATCTGGGTTCCATAATTGCGCCAGGTTTCGATCGTCATGAACACCAGCGTGGTGTCCGCGAAGACCGGATCGGGCATCGTGTAGTACTCGCCGTGCACCGCGGGGGCGGCGGGCCACGATCGCTTAGCCGGCGGCGAGGGCTGGCTGCTGCTCGGCGACGGCGTCGATGGTGACTCGGTCGCTGGGGGTGTCGCCGAGGATGATGTTGACCCTAAATCCATTTCCAACTGTTCCATTGTTAGCACTCTTTGGGGTTAGATCGGCCGTTTCTATCAACTTTTTGAACGCATCGAGCTTCGATACGGCGAGTGAATTCTCACTCTTGATTATCGCGAAAATGTCCAGTAGCGAGTCTTCGACGAGGAACGCAGCCTTCAAACGCACCCGCTGCTGCACATTTAGATCCGATTTCCATAGGCTTTTCGCTTCGCGTATGGCCTTGCGGAACATCGGGTTCTGCAATTTCTGCTTGAAGTCCGCCATCGTGATGGCGTACCGCTCGCAGATGTCCTTGATCGGCGTTATCTCAGCTGCGATCTCCCAGGCCAGGCGTCCGTCGATTTGGGATATCGCAAACTCACCACCGACTTCAGGTAGTGGCAGCTGAGCCATAAATCAGTTCCAGAAGCATCATCGCAGCGGCGAAGGACAACACAGTCGCGGCGATCGCGAGCCCCAGAATAGCGAGGGTTTTCACTTCACGATCCTCTTGAGTTCGTGCGATTCCTGTACGACGCGGCCGCCCTCGACCACTGCAAACTTGCGGCACGCTTCCCGGATCAGCTCCGAGTAGGTGACGCCGCGGGCCCGACCGATCACGCGCAACGCTTCGAGGATTCGATCGTCGAAGTAGATGCTGATCTTCGTCTTGCCCGTCGCGATTCTCATGCGATGCTGACGTTCGCGACCGCTCCGGGCGGATGTGCAATCTTGAACGTCGCCGCCGGTCCCGGATCGCTCACCTGGCCATCGGTGTCGACCGTATGCAGGACCACGGTGTGCTCGCCGGCGGGTAGCTGCTTGTACTGCGCCAGGGTCGAGAGGTCGAACTCGGTCCCCCACTTGATCGGCACTGAAACCAGATCACCGCCGTCGAAGCTCACCGCGTACCCGGCGTTGTCCTGCGCCCCGTAGGCGTCCGTGACGCCCTTGCGCGTGGTGGGGTTGGTCCACTTCAGGATTTTCTGGTTGACCATGTCAGCGGCCTCGTGACTTGCCGTGGTGGAATTTCTTCGCGTTCTGAGCAAACTGCGCCCGCTTAGCAAACACCCCGCCTTTGGCCTTCTCTTTGGCTATGTCGGAGCGGGTGATCTTGGCCCCCTGGGGCTTGCCCAGGTCGCGGTGCATCTGGCCTTTCTTGATCGGTCCTATGGCCATCGCTCAGTGCTCCGCGGGAGTGAAGTCGACATAGAATTTCTCGCCGACTTTAAATTTGCCCCACAGCACCGGGTTGGCGATATTGATATGCAGCTGCGCGCCGGGGCTGAACTTGGCGTAGGTGTTGTCCTCGTCGCTGCCATCCTCCGGATAGCGGCTGGCCGCAACGGCGTGCATGGTCAAGGTCTCCATGCATTTTTCCTTCGTATCGAAGCTGTGATGCTCCTGTACGAAGCCCACTTGCAGTTTGGCCCGCATCGCTGTGCTCATGGTCTCAGACTCCTACCGATAGCCTAGTATTGACATAATCTACCCTAGGCCTGCGTCGCTTGCAACTGGGGGAGCACCGAGAACAGCGCCTGCCACTCCGACATCGGTGCTCTCAGGAACTCAACAGGAATCTGGTGGGTCCACCGGTCGACCTTCGTGACCCAGACGCACAGCCCGTCAAACCCGCCCTGCCGGTACGATACTTGCAGGTCGAGCAGCTGAAGCAGCGCACACACCGCGGCGCTGGGGATATCGACCTCCGCCGGAGGCAGCGAGTGGCGCATCGTCACGGTGTGCTTGCCCAGTAGTATCGAGCCGCAGCTTTCCTCATTCCAGCGCCCGGTGCGCAGGTTGACTGTTGGATTCTGGCCTATGAGCGCGAGCTTATCCCACATCGAACGCTGCATCTGGCGGACGTGCTCCTCGAGGATCCGCGTGGAGGAGACGGCCGTGTCAATGACATCGTCTAAGGAACTTGTGATCTGGTACCCGGAGAGCACGTGGGCGACGCGGGCTTGGCGGCCGGGGCTCGCGATGCTGTACATGACAGCGCAGCGAAACTCAGGATCGGGGAACGCCTTCTGCAGCATGAGCAGCAGCACATCGGGTTGTTCGTTCATGGCGTATTTTTATACGGCGCGACGTTTCTGATGTGCTCAGGGCAAGACTCTGGGTCGGCCACTCGCTCGAAGTCGTTCATGTATGGACATTAGCATGATTTCGTATTGGGGGTCAAAAATTCTACAAAGTTATGCGGGCTGGCGATAGCGCGCGCCGGCGGGGGGTGGGGGCTTGTCCAGGTACCCAGGGTCTTATGTCGTGTTGCGCCGCGGTTTTTAACATAACGGGCTGAAAATCCCTATGTTTGCGGCGACCGCATGTTCAGCCCGGCGCCGCAAGACTCAACGAGGGATGGCGCTAGGCCAACGTGTGAGCGGCTTGACTGGTCCAAGGGATTAAACTCTTGAGGGCTGGGAGGGTTGCGACCAGAGACACGCTGCGGATCGCCATGTAACACGCAGGGACTGTCACGCAGTTAAACTCCTGTCCTCGGGTCGGTGGGTATATCCCGCAAGTCTCTAAACAGCCCGTACAGCCACGTAGCCCGCATCGGCCACGCTACGCCCCACAGTCTGTGCGCAGTTCACTCCCACGCTTCATATCAAACGGGCTAAGAGCGTACCGCGAAGCCCGCGACGCAACGGAGGTCCTATGTATGCCATTATTCACAATCGTCTGTGCCGTCGTCGTCGTGGCTGCTGGTATCCAGTTTTTGTTCGCACGCCATCGCTCACGGAGCGCGTGGCGCATTCCACCCGCATTAGTGCGGCTGGGGTCTCGCCTGTAGGCGCTGCGCGCCGTACTGACCGTCTCATCAAACGCTAATCCACATCGCGGGCTTCGCGGTACTTTCTTAGCCACAACCAATGGAGAATGCAAATGGAACGTTACACACAGTCGGAAATCGGGGGCGCTATCAGCGCCGTCGCCGCTTCGGCTCGTGCCGCACAGACCGAGATCCACAAGATCGCGGTCTCAACGCTCGACCATACGCGGGAATTCGGTGACTTCACGGGCTGCGAGCGCTTGCTCAATGCTCTGCCGAACGGCCAGCGGGTCAAGAGTCTGGCGCAGTGGTTCGAAGCCATGTCGAATGGCAAGCTGCGCATCACGCTCGATCCCAAAACGAAAATTTGGGCAGGCGAACTGTCGAAGGATCGCAGCGATGCGGACTTCGACATGGCGAAGGCTGAAGCTTCGGACTATGGGAGCTTCAAGCCGGAAATCGTGTCGAGCGTGGTGACGCTGAAAGACCTGATCAAGAAGGTCGAGCGCATCAGCACTAACGATAAGACCGTCAAGAACAGCGATGGCGTCGAAGTCCCCGCTGTGACCGCCGAGGCCCGTCAGGTAGCCGCGCAGTTGGTGGCGTTCATCCGCACCAACGTCAAGGTCGCCTAACCCGTCGAAAGACGCGAGACGCTGCATCAGCCTACCTCGCGCAGTGTGCAGGGTGTTGAGAGCACCCTACATACTTCGTGTCCCTGAGTGTTCAGGAGCACGAAGTATGTAGTTTTGAGTATATGTATTTCACGGGCCAATTGGCCCGCGGGCGGTACAAGGTTCGGTACAAGCATCCCCGAGAAAAAACCCTTTACTTACTACTACTTACTACTTACTTATATTATATTGACCAGTTTACAAGTACACCTACGGTTTTAGAGAAGGGAGTGGCCAAATTTTTTGAGTGACACGGGATGCGCGGGCAGCCCGCCTCGCCCGTCTGGCCCGTCACTCCCTTTCGATTTTCGCTAGGTGTACTTGTAAACTGCCCCGTGAAATATATATAGGCATGGGATCGGTTCAGAATCAAGTGATTAGCTTTTCACTTGTACGTACCAATCCCGCGCCCGTTCGCTGGCCAATTGGCCCACGAAATACAAGCATCCCCTGTTTCGTCTGGTATATTGGGTGGACCTAATCTGCCAGAGGCGCTGAATATGTCTTACCTACTCGAAATTACACGGCATGGTGAAAGACGAGAACATCGAATCGTCTTGTCTAGCGGGCGTACAATCCCGCTGCTCCAGTTCTGCAAGAAGCTGGATCTCGACTATGTATCCATGATACGCAATGTCGCCAGCCTGCCGCTAGGGACGCACGGGAACAAGTTTTACCCGATACTCCACAAAATGGTGCTGCGTCGGAAGCGCAAGAAAGAACTCAAGGCGCAGCGCCGCCCGGTCTGCCCGTACTGTAAAGGCACCGGCCGAATTCTGCCGTGGACCGACGAACAGATGAAGCAGCGCCGCGCCGAATACGAAAAGCTGGTAGACGAGATCGCGGGCATCAGCGTACTCTCGGCTGCCAATATATCTGCGCCCCAGGAGGGCACATCATGAGCCTAGAATCCGATGCCGTGGCGCTGGTCGCCAAGGGCAAAGCAGCGGTCGAGTCGGAACTTACCAATATAGAAGCAGCGTTAGCTGCGGCTAAGGCGGTAGCAGAGCAAAAGGGCGCAGCCCTTTTGAGCGCGCTAAATTCACATGTGCAGACCCACGTAGCCGAAGTGACCGCGGCACAGAACCTCTCGGCCCGCGCAGCTGCATTGGTGCCCTCAGCACCTTCGGCTGTGACTGTGGGTAGCAGCGCACCAGCAACGACGCTCACCACCTCGAGCGCGCTCTCGAATGCCGAGGGCAAACTCACCACGGCGCTGAAGGCCATCGGATGGAAAGTCCCGGTGGTCAGCGTGAGTGGCTTGTCCGCGCTCTGGTATTGGGCGCACACTGTGCATCACTGGTTATAGGTCAGCAGCGCGGCGAACAGCCGCGATTGCGACCATAGATAGGAGGATTTATGTTCGACGTAGCCTGCGCCGCTTACGCGATCGCCGTGCTGTGTCTAATGATTCGGGAGATATAATCCATGCCATCCCGCAAACTGCAGATTGTCGTCTGTAAGCTCGGCTGGGTCTTGGTGGGCGAGACCGTCGAGCGCGAAAATTATCTGGCCTTAAGCGATGCGAGCGTCATTCGCCGCTGGGGCACTTCAAAAGGACTAGGCGAGATCGCGCTGGGTGGTCCTACCCCTAGCACTATCATGGACAAAATCGGCGAAGTCCGCGTGCAATACGACGCGGTGCTGTTCGTCGTCGATTGCGTGGAGTCGAAATGGCCACGCTAGTGCGCGCCAGGCTAGGCGGGGTAGGACTTCAGAATGGCTATGGCGATGGCGCTGGCAATGGCTAT